TTGGTTGGCTATAAACTATCCCCCCTCTTATGGAAACATGTCAAAGACGGCCTTTCAGCGGGCCGATGTCAAACACCTGCATTAAGATTAATCTATGAAAATCAAAAAGAAATTGATAAATCACCAGGTAAACGCTATTATTCTATTGTTGGGTTTTTCACGAATAAAAATATTCCGTTTGTTTTAAATCACGAAGAAACCGATGAAACCGTGGTTAGTGGTTTTTTAAATGAAAGTAAAAAATTTAACCATACCTATAGTGGATATGAATTAAAAGAAAAAGAGTCAACTGCGCCGAAGGCGTTTACAACAAGCACCTTACAACAAGCATCCAGTAATAAATTTCATACTTCGCCAAAAGAAACAATGGTCTTATGCCAAAAATTATATGAAAATGGTTCCATTACCTATCCACGAACGGATAGTACAGCGTATAGTGAAGAATTTCGGACCCAACTGATTGATTATATACATAACCGATATGGAAAAGAATATGTAAATGATAAACCATCGGAGGAAACGAAAGCAACCACCAAAAAACCTGCCAAACCTGCCAAATCGGACAAATCTGCCAAATCTGCCAAATCGGACATTGAAAAAAGGAATGAAAATGAATTCCCACATGAAGCAATCCGCCCAACCGATATTGCAGTTGAAGAGTTAGATGAAACACATTTTACGGCAAAAGAAAACCGTCTTTATCGTTTGATTCGCGAGCGAACATTAGAAAGTTGTATGAAAGATGCAAAAATCTCTCTTTTAACCTGTTCGGTGAATGCACCCCTGAACTATCGCTACACCTATCAAACCGAGCATATTGTTTTTGCTGGCTGGAAAATTGTCGGAGGGTATGAGGATGTCAATAAAGAATACACCTATTTACAATTGTTAAAACCGTTTGTAGAGTTGAATTATAATAAAATAAAGGCAACCATCCATTTGAAAGAAACCAAACAACATTATACGGAAGCAAAATTAATTCAACTCTTGGAAGAAAAAGGGATTGGACGTCCATCTACATTTTCATCGCTCATTGATAAAATTCAAGAGAGAAAATATGTAAAAAAGGAGAATGTAAAAGGCAAGACCATCCTCTGTAGCGAATTTGAACTAGAAAATCAAACAATGACCTCGGTTAACACGGAACGTGAATTTGGAAATGAAAAAAATAAGTTGGTTATAACGCCGGTAGGTATACTGTCCTTAGAATTTCTGCTTACCCATTTTGATGCACTTTTTCAATATTCATACACAAAACAAATGGAAGATGACCTGGATGACATTGCAAAGAATAATGCCCAATGGCAAGATGTATGTGAAAAATGCAATAATGAAATAGAAAATCTCTCTTCAACTATTTTAGAAAGAGGAAAAGAAACCATCCGAATTGATGAACAGCATACGTATATGATTGGTAAATACGGTCCGGTGATTAAATGTGATACAACCACCAACGCCAAATCCAACACCAAATCCAACGCCAAATCCAACGCCAAAAATACTAACGTTACGTTTAAAGCAGTCCGAAAAGACATTGATTTAACTAAATTAAGAAACGGCGAATATACCATAGATGACTTGGTAGAATCATCCGAAGAGAGAGAAAAACAACTTCAAATGTCATCTCTTGGAAACTATAAGGATTTACCGGTTTACGTGAAAACAGGTAAATTTGGAAAGTATTTGGAATGGAATACAATGAAAACATCTCTCAAACATATTAAAACCAAACTTGAATCAATAACCTTAGATGATATTGCCGAAGACCTTTATGACCTAGAAACAAAGCAAGATGAACCATCTATTTTACGTGTAATAAACGACGATGCATCTATCCGCAAAGGAAAGTATGGAGATTACATTTACTATAAAAATGGAAAAATGAAAAAACCCAAATTTTTAAAATTAGAGGGATTTACTAAGATACATCCACCCCCACAAACCTATTTAACGTGCAATATTACGGTATTACAAGACTGGTTTAACAAGGCGTATATTGCGACCTAGACCCTAGTCCTAGACCCTAGTCCTAGACCCTAGACCTAGACCCTAGAAAATGCTTGATGGTTTTTTTATATTTTACAAAATATAAGCAGCTGGAATGCGAATATTGTATGTTTTATTAATCTCATTTTTGAGAGAATTGAGTTCAAGCGTAAAATCAAATGGAAAATTCTGAAAGTTCACTAATCTTCCATCATGAAAACGAAATTTAAATTTTAAACGTGCAATTCGTTCAATGGGCGGATCGTAATGGACTAAATTATGGAGATAATAGGTGCGCGAATCATACACATTATCACCGACCACCCTTAATGGAATTTTTGCAAACGCCGAATTCACTTTACCGGAATATGCATTATTAGAAAAAATATTTGAAAAATTGCTCTCATTGTAAGGATATAATTCATCATACGAATTATATTTTTCAACTTCCAAATAGATACAATTCTCGCCATTAATATCAAAGGACAAGGGTGCTTCAATATAATGCTTTAAATTCGTCGTTGTTGGTGTTTTGTAATCAAAGGTCAGTCCACTTGCGTCTTGAATGGACGTATATGCTTCCTTTTTAAACCCGAGATTGTAAGGCAGTCCCCATTTAGTGTGGTTGTTCCAAACAATGGGTTGTTGGTCACAATTACTAAAATCATAATTAATCTGGTTCGTGAAATTAAAATTAAAGGAAGCATCCGTGTGACCAAACCAAAATTTATGTTTAATTTCATCATAAATGACATTGAAACTATTGTCCGTCGTGTAGGCGGCATTCATTTTATTTGTGAGTTCGGTCGTTAGTTGTGCTGCCGTATAAAACCCCTCATCAATAACAACAGTGTATTCCGTAGAAGAATTCCCAACCTTAAAATTAAATTTCGTATTTTGATAACCGTTACTAAACGTATAATAAAACCCGGGCAAGGTCATTTGAACTAATCGTATGGATTGGACGTTCATTAATGTTTCAGGTAACATAATTTCAAATGTATTAGAATTTTTCCATTTGGTAATATCACGGTCTTCTGAATGAACGGTAACCAATTTTCTATCCAATACATAATTTTGTTCACGTGATATCAAAGGTTTAGAATTACTTAAATTATAGTTTCCATTACTGTTACTCATTATTATAGTATGTATATAAAATAACTCAACCATATAAACCAATATTAAAAAATCATATAGGTAAAGAGAAGTATTATATATGAGAAGTATTATATATGATTTATTTTATATATGTATATAATAAATAATGTCTACTACTGCTACTACTGCTACTACTAAGCCTAATTCTAGTTCTACAGTAAGTTTAAATGTTGACCCAAGTGTGAAACCGATGCAAAGAGTTCCAGCGAATAGAGATAGCATTAATGATGGTTATGAATACATTATAAATAGTATGTTGCTTATTGCAATTGTTGGTATGTGTATTAAAATCTTTTTTGGAAATGAAATATCTAAAGACGGTAGTTATGGTAGAGCAAATTCAACAATTTACGGGTATGGTATTGTTGCCTTTTCTATTTTAACCGTCATGTTTATTAGTTTTGCTATTTTTGATAAGATAAGAAATATAGAAAATAAAGGATTGTTTGATAGTATATTTGGGTTTATAAAAACGTTTATGACGAGTGCTGCACCATCATTTTTAACAATTGTGATATTATTATGGGTGATTACATTAAATTCTAGTTTTTTTACACGTATTAATCAAGGTAAGGTTGCTAAAGAGTATTATCAATTATCCGCGGGAACCTCGTTTTTATTTATGTTTCAGGTTATTGCAATTTTCTTTTATTTAAAAACCTATATTGGTATTAAAACCGGAACCATTTCTGATAAAAATGAAGCATCAATGACGATTAGTCGTCTGGCTTTTGCAACCTATTTTATATGTGCAATCAATTTAGTGGTGGTTGGTATGATGACCATATTATTAAACTTTTTTTCTACGGATGGTTAAGACAGACGACTCTCTTATATTGCAATAAATTTGTAGGTAACACCATACTCATACTCGGTTTCCCATATTCCGTATATTTTCAGTATAAATTCAGTCTCTTTACTATAGCTTTGTTCATTGAAAATTTTCAAATAGTTGTTGTTTAATTGTTCGGTAATTCTATAAATTGGTATCTTTTTTTCAAAATGATAACGTTTTAAAATATGGTTTTCAATCATTTTTAATTTTGAAACAATATGTTGATTTTCTAGATTTTTATTATCAAACGAGCATTTGTATTTATTAAATACCTTTTCAATACTATTCAATGTAAAACTAAATTTAATAAATATGCCGTTTAAGGTAAATAACTCGGTAGAATATACAATTCGCGAAAAGTTGCTATTGTCCATCACTGTATTTTTAACCTTTTCCTGATAAAAAATATTACGAAGATTAAAATCATTTATATTTAAGACAACAAACATTTATAAAATAGGTGATTATACCTATATATCAGTATGTGTTTATATTAAAATAGTTAAGCATATACATACATCTACAAGGGTCTTATCTTATCTTATCTTATCTTATCTATCAGCGAATCATCCAATAATGATGCTTTAAATAGTAGAACCCTCATGATATCTTCATTTGTGTAATCCTTTTCGCCACATTTAAGGTGATTTAATATAATTTTATAGTCGTCGTTTGCAACGAAGTGACCACTGGGGGCGGGGGCGGGGGAGGCGGAGGCGGCGGTTTCATAGTGCTTTTTTTTAAGTTCTAGATAAGTCGTCCAACAATTAACTAGGTTCGGATGACTTTTTATATATAAATTAAAATGGTCTATTAAGGTAGTTATATCTATCGTTTGGTCGGGCAGGGACATTCGTGTAATCGTACTCTATACTACATGATTATAATTAAATACTAATCATGTATTATATATTTTAGCACTATAAAGATATAAAATTAACTCTAGTACAACATAAACAACTAATAATAATGAAAATACAAGAATCACATTTTGACCATTATTTAAATGACTATAATACTAAAACATTACACCCAAACCTCTCAAAAATTTACGATAGGTTCCCCGAAAAAATAGCTGATTTGAAAAATATTATTTTTTATGGTCCTAAGGGCGTAGGAAAATATACCCAAATGTTAGCAGCAATTAAAAAATATAGTCCATCTGAATTAAAATATGAAAAAAGGTTAACTGTAAATTATAATAAAAATACGTATTATTTTAAAATAAGTGATATTCATTATGAAATTGATATGTCACTTATTGGGTGTCACTCCAAATTATTATGGAATGATATATACAATCAAATTACCGATATTTTATTAGCACGACCATGTAAATCTGGTATAATTGTGTGTAAATATTTTCACGATATTCACAGTGAATTATTGGATATATTTTACAGTTATATGCAGACATTAAATACGCAAAACATTGATATAAAATATATTTTTATTACAGAAGCGGTTAGTTTTATACCAGATAATATTGTAAATTGTTGCTATACCATCAAGGTTGAACGACCTTCAAAACAAAAATATAATAGTTGTCTAGGAATAAAATTAGGAAAAAATATAAAAGTGGATGAAATTATAAATATTGCATCAATCCAATTAGATTCAAAGAATCCAAACGAAAATATATGTAATAAAATAATAAATACTATCATAAATATTAAATTATCATCACCTACGTCTCCCAACACGACGTCCAATACAACGTCTAATACTACGACAAATAATAATATAAATTTGAATAATAATCAATTGTATAAAATAAGAGAATATTTATATGATATATTCATCTATAATTTAAATCCACACGATTGTATTTGGTTTATTGTAAATAAATTAATACTATTGAATAAAATTAAAAATTCAACGCTAAATGATATTTTAATAAAAACTTACACGTTTTTACAATATTATAATAATAATTATCGTCCAATATATCATTTTGAACATTTTATTGTATTTTTAATCATACATATACATACTATAAATGAACCCAACATAACTTAGTTCACATTTGAATTAAAGAGAGAGTGAAATTGTTCTTTAGTATTATCCAATACCGTCCAATGGTGTAATACATCCTCTTTTAATTTATCATTTTTATGTAAAACAACAATACATTTATGATACTCTTTATTTAAAGTTAGTTTTATCATTTTTAACATTTGTTCTACAAAACCATTTGTATTTATTACAAATAAGTATTTTAATTTTCCGATTTTATTTATTAATTTTGATAATTGGATACCTGTATTAATTCCGAGTGTGTGTTTTATTCCGAAATCTTCAAAATCAATAATCCAACACCATTTTTCGGTAGGATTAATATAGTTTAAATAATTGGTGCAATGGTTGACAATGCCTTCGGTATCATCGTATTTACTTGCATTTGATATTTTGGTATAAAAAATAGGACCTCCTTCTAAAGTAGTGGTAATTAAATTAAATGAATGGGCGGTAAAATCTTCACTGCATGGTTTACATAGTTCATTCATTAAGTGTATATCTTTTATTTGTAATTGTTGTCCCTTATTCATGCTGATAGGATAGTATATTAATTCATGTTTTTTTTATGTGATAATTAACGTAAAAAAAACATTACCACTATAATGGTTCACTAAAAAAAAATTTAATATTTTAATATTTTAATAGTTTATTAGCGTAATGAAAAGAGTTATACAAACATTAATAATCCATCTATTTTGTATCCTATTGTTTACTTTTTTATATTCCTATTCTTCAATCCATTTTAATAATAATAAACAAAATAAATTTAAGGATTATAGTCACGAATCAAAGTTAGATTCAATGATAGATTTTCTCCTCTTTAGCACAACAATACAAGCAGGTGTAGGTATAAGCGATATGTTACCAATTTCGGTCTATGGGAAAATACTCACCATAACACAACAATTAATAATGATGGCAATAACTGTATTATCACTCTATGTTTTTTCATAATGGAACACACCTACATGGTTGATTGCTTCGTAAAAAAAAATATAGTTCATATGAATTATATTTTTACATTTTTATAGTTTTTTACATTTTTATAGTTTTTTACATTTTTATAGTTTTTTACATTTTATAGTTTTACATAACCTAATTTATTACTCCTTCTTTCGGACAATCTTCTTCTTTACAACGGCAGCATTAGGCACCGATACTGTTTTAGGTTCAGTTGCTGCATGCGTAGGTTCAGGTGTGGGCGCAGCAGGAGGTTCAGGCGTAGGTTCGCGCACAGGAACAACTTCCTCCTCTTCTTCTTGGTCACTATCCTCTTCAATGACAACACCCCCCACCGCCGAATTTTCTTCTTGTTGCCCAGAGGAAGACACAAGCGCATTCTTAGATTCAGACGACAAATTAATCCAACACTTGCCTTTCATTGAGGGTTTAGGTTGAACGACGGCTTGAAACAAACGCCAAGTGCACCCAAACTTACCATTGGCAAACCAGAGACCACCGCATTGAATAATGGCAACCACATTCACACCCTTGGGAATAAGGTCAACCGGCGACAACCCCGAATGTTCGTTCGGGTATAGAATCTTTTGGGAAGTATCATAAATTTCACAGTTGAACTTTCCGTCCCAACAAGGCAACTTGACCTTTAAAGTAGGTGCCTTTGTCACATCCGGTTCGCCAGTTTGTGGGTCCTTTGTATACTTTAACATGGGTGTCCAGAGTGCTTCAATCACTTCAGGTGTGATTGTCTTCTTGTTAAACCACACCATTGAATTCTTGATTGCTTCCGCCTTAATGTAATTTTCTAGTTCTTGAAACTTCTTCAATAACTTGTCAGTTTCAGGCGTGCTGTAATCCTTGCGTGGAAATTGGATTGCCATGTCATAGGATTCCTTCCCACTTTGCGGGTCCTTAAACATCGTCGCTCCCCAGGTAAGCATCGGGACTTCCAAATTCAAATACAACCCCTTCTTGGTGGGCTTATAAATAATATTAGAACTCTTTCCGCCAACCTTATTCATCTTAGGTGCAGAAATATCAATATCTTTCATAGTAAAACCAAGAGCCTTGGCAATACATGTTTCGGCGGATTGGTTGTTGTTGTTGTTGTTAGTGCTAGTAGAACTCATCTTGGTTTCTTTGTCTTATGTTACTTAATAAGAAGGGGAAATGTTTAAATCAATTTTTTGGAATATTATTTTAAAAAATAAAATTATATTACTTTATGTTGTTATTTTATAATATAATTAAATTTATATAAAGAGTCTAAGATGGGAAACGTTTCGGTTAAACAATCTGCACAAAGTAAATATAAAACAAGGCGGCATAAACGAAACAATAACAATAATACTGCTAGAAATAAACCAACTATAAATAACAGAAGACGAAATAAAACACGTCGGGGTGGTGCACCATCTAGTTTAAGGAACGGCATTACAAACCGCGATGGTAAAGCAGAAGAAGAACTATACACTGCTTCTAAACAACCACCACTTCCACCGTCATTTAAATCAAAACAATCCATCAAATCCATCAAATCCAAAACGAAAAACAAAAAAGATAATGAAACTTATGCAAACTATATTAAGGCAAAGCAACAGTATAACGTAGGTGACGGGTTAGTTTATAGTGTAAAGAGTTTTATTGAACAAAATGTATTCCCGGTAGTTAATCAAGTTAATGCCTATCTTAGTAAGTAAAAGTATTTGAATAATTTTGATTACAAGTAGAAAAATAATAAATAATAATCATTCGTTATTATTTATTGTTATTTATTATCATATATAAAACACCAAAGCCATGTGGGGGACTTGAACCCTCGGCCCTTAGATTAAAAGTCTAATGCTCTACCTGCTGAGCTAACACGGCGAATCGGGTTTTATAAATGGTTATCGTATCTATACTATAACATAAGATATTATTTTTATAGTATATTTTTATAGTATATTTTTATAGTATATTTTTATAGTATATTTTTATACTATATATTTTTTATTTAAGCGGAGGCAGGCGCAGGGGCAGCAACATTCTTGGCAAAATGGGGACTCATGTAGCGCTGAAGGTTAAAGTAGGTCAACTCTTCACCGCTAGCAAGCTTGAGGAGCGAAGACAACTTGGTATCGGCATTAATGCGACGACCATTCGTCTTGTCCTGCAACTTATGCTCACGGATGTAAGCATTGATTTCACGGGTGACCTCCGTTCGCGCCATCTGGGTGCCAGTCGTCTTCCCCAGAAACGTGGCAAGTTCATCACTGATAAGCGTAGGTTTCACAAAACCGCTGGGAGCACGGTTTCCCGTCTTGCGCTTACGCTTATTGCTGACCTTTGCTGCAGTCTTGAGCTCACGGGTCGCTTTCTTTTCAAGATTACGGAACTCTGTCTTAAGTGCCGAAATGACAGTGCTGAGTTGCTGAAGACGTCCCATAAAATCGGTGAAGTCGGTGGAGACCGATACCGATTCAGCAACCACGGCAGATTCAGCAACCACGGCAGATTCGGCAACCACTGGGGCGGAAACAGCAGCGGCAACTTCCTTTTTCTTGGAAACCTTAACGGGCTTCGCTTCAACGGGCTTCGCTTCAACGGGCTTCGCTTCAACGGACTTCGCTTCAACGGCAACGGCAGGAGCAGCAACCTTTTCGGTCTTGATTTGCTTGGGGGCACTCTCCGTCTTGATTTGCTTGGGGGCAGTCTCGGTCTTGGTTTGCTTGGGGGCAGGGGCAGTCTCGGTTTTGGTTTGCTTGGGCATCTTATTATACTTTACTATAATAAGATTTATTTAAGTGTTTTAACGCATTAA